GAATAAAAATCAGTTTGACTTGCGTCTGCAAATGAAATTTCAACTTTATCATCAGAACCCATCATAGCAACTATTTGTGTTGCAGGAAAAGCTCCTAAGTCTACATTAGTACCATCATCATGAGCTGTAGTAGAACTACTATCTACTGCAGAAACATGAAACATTAACAATTTATCTCCAATAATTTGTGCCATTTTCTTATGTTTTTATATATTAATAATTATGATTTTTTGAACAATAAGAAACGGTTAGGAGCAAATCCTTCAAAACCTCTCTCAGATCTGTAGTTACACTGTAACGTATCTGTTTGATTAGTTTTGTTTTGTAGGACAGCAGAACCAGTTAGCCAGTGTTCCATCTCACGAGAGTAACCATTTGCAGCTTTGTAACGAATACGTAAAGCAGGAATTTTCTCACCAGAACGAGCATCTTTAGAACTATCCATAGGAATACACATACCGTAACCATTGTAGTTAAAACCAGTAGCTCCTAATAAAGCTGGGTGATTAAATAGGTCGTAAGTTTTCTTGTGGAAAGTGTAACCACCACGAGAGAACGAGTTGAAACCTAAGTTCAACGCCATATCTTTGTTGTTATCAAAAGTACCATAGTTAGCACCACCAGCAGCGTAAGCACCTTGAGAAGCTAATAAGTCATCAATATCTAACGACAAGTTAATACCAGCGTAAAGAGCCATTTCTTTTGCACCTCTAAATTTATCTAAAGATTTTACTGCAGCGTCAAAGTCAGCCATTGTAATTGCAGAAGAACCAAGATCCATAGATTGACCTTTACCTTCAATAAATGGTAAAAGACCTTCAGTTAAATAAACTCGATCTCCTGTATCTACAGTAGCACCTGTTTGATTCACAACTTCAGTTCCTGCACCTGTAGGTCCAAGAACGCAAGCTAATTCACAATAATCTTGGAATCTTTTATAAGTATCAGCCTCACCCTTAAGGTACCATAAGTAACCACCATCAGTTTTAATATAAGTAATATTTGTAGCCTCAGAACCTGTAACTTCAAATGTTTCTTTAATAATTTGAGTATGATTTTGGTAGTGGTGAACACGAGGTGTTAAGCCATCAGGTTGACTAGTACCTTCAGCATAAGCATTACCAATAATTGCAAATTCAGAAGAAGCTAAAGCACCTGAATTAGTAGTACCAACCAACTGAACGTGAAATTCTAAAGCTGTAGTTCTTTCTTGAACTAAGTAAACATTACCACCAGCATTTTGGATTAAGTCACCAACTCTTAAAGCAGTGTGACCTGCTGCTGTATCATCAGCAGAGTTAATAGTCATTGTAGAAGCATTATCAGTACCACCAGCATTATCTGCAATAGTTGCAGTAAAGTTGTTGTGAATAAAATCTTCCTCGTAGTGCTCAAATAAGTTATTTGTACATTCTTTTTTAGCACCATGTAATTCTAAAAGACCAGTAATACCTTGATCACCATATCTTTTAATCATTTGTTCGTCAACATCACGTTTATGTATACCTTGAGCTGCTGTAGTAGTCTCTCCATCCATTCTAGAAACTAAATCGGCAGAACTTACGTAGTTAAACGATGATGCAACTTTTACTGCTGAAGGTGTTAACTTCGCAGCAGCATTTGAAACTGTTGCCATTTTATTTTATTTTTTAAAAATTAAATTATTTTATTTATTCCATATCTCATTTCTGAGCATATCTAAAGTAGTTCTTTGTTTCTGAGGAGCCTCCTGTTTATCTTGTGTAAACGAAGGGTTCTTAATCTCATTAATAACACTTTCTGTTCCTTTGCTTTTATACTGATTAGCTACACCCCTAACAATTTTATCTATATTATTTAAAATGTACATATCTGTATTTAATTTATCAAAGTCCCATTCACCACTTTCATCAACATACTTATCAAAAAAGTTTTCTAGATCAGAATTATGTCCTTTAATCTCTTGACGAGCTTCGTCATCTAGACTATAAACAAATTCATCACCTTTATCGTTCATAGAAAAAGACAAACCTTCTAGGTCATTAACTGTCTCTTCCATTTGAGATAACCATTCTGTCCTTTCTGCTTCAGATGCTTCAGGATTATTACCCTCTACAGGCATAGCATAATCTTTCTTAATCTGATTAAAGTAGTCTCTAGCAGCTTTAGCATCTTTAGTAAGTTGAACCTTACCAGCATTGGTATCCCTCGTGCTATACTCTTTAGAATCTGTTTTATATGTCGCAGCAATGTAATCATTTAACTCAGCTTCAGTTAACTTTGGATTATCTACACGTAGATACTCCTTCATTATTGCGTCATCAGAAACGTTAGATAAATCAACCGACTGAGTGTTTAGGTAATCTTGAACTGTACGACCAGTGTTTTTAACATACTCATTAATAACTTTAAGCTGCTCGCTTGCAAAGTCACTACTTTCTGTTTGTGCACTTGTTGTGTTAAGATCATCAAATGATGTTAGGTCTCGACCAAGCTTCTCGCTAAGGTATTGTAAGACAACTTCATCATCACTGATTTCTTCACCCTCTTGTGGTTGACTAGCTTGAGGTTGTTCCTCAGTGGTAGTCTCTTCATTATTTAAAGAACTATCTTTTGTTGTCAAATCTACAACATTTGATTCTTCTTGTGTTGTAGGTTGATCTTGCTGTTGAACTTCTTCCTGACCTTGATCAGTTGTTAAATCAACAGTATTATTGTTATCTGCTTCAGTGCCGACAACTTCGCCACTAAATGCTTTTGCAAATTGATCTTCTATTCCCATTTTTCCTTAATTTAACTTAAACTATTTTCGCAAATATAAACTTTTTTTATTTAAACACAAATTATTCTTTCTCTTCTTTTTCCTTTTCACCAAGAGGACCTCTGCGTCCTTGTCTCTGTTCTATCATCTGAGATTGATTAACAGCAGACTGTTGTTGAACAGCTTGCCTAACTCCACCTTGTATTGATGCAGTACCTTCTTTACCAAGATTAGAAAGTTCTATTTCTCTTAATCTTCTAGTATGCTGAGCCTGCTCAAATTGTTCTTTAAGTTGGTAGTCAAGTTGTTTTAACTGCATGTCTGCTTGAGCTTTAGCTTGTACTCTTGCTTGTTCTATCTGCATTTCTGCCTGCAATTCTTGTTGCTTAAGCTGTGCAGCTTGTTGTGCTGACTGCTGTTGCAATTGAGCATTTTGTTCTGAAGCTTGTTGAGCCATAGTCCTTTGCTCTTTTTGATATTTAGCCCTTCTTAGAACAAGCATTTGATTAGCCATCTTAACATTTTTAACAGATCGTATAGCTATAGCATCTTCAAGCCTAAGTTCTTTTTGTGCTATAGACACTTGAATATTTTGTTCCATTATCTGTTTTTCCTCTTCATCTGGTGCTATATCTAATGTTATACCAAACTCATGTATAGACAATTTCTTCATCATGTTTATACTATTCATAGAAGAATCACCTATCACATTAACGTACATACCATGTAACCCTTTAAAATTTACTAAGTCTTGCATTCTTATAGTAATACTTTGAGATACTCTTTTTGTAACATTAAGATAAGCATCATTTATATCTCTTGTAGCATTATTAGAAGCTAACAAAGCTAACTTTTGTACACCAACAAGTGCTTCGCTAGATGGTTTAGAAGCGTCTCTTGCTTCATTAACACCAGTAACATCACGAATCATTTGAAGGTTATGTTTATACACATTTATTAAAGTTGCAAAATCACGACCTATACCATTTTCTAATTCTTGAATAGGCATAGCATTTGTCATGTTACCTTCATCATCCATTCTACGATAATAAACATTACCAGTTTGATCGTATATCTCTTGAAGTTCCATAGGAGTAAATGTTCCTCCATCACCTTTAGATACGTTTTCTAAAGCACCAACCTCAAAGGCTGCACCTTTAGGTCTAGCTTTAGCTAATACGTGTTGTATTTTAAGGTGTGCTAACTGTATCTGGTCAGCAAAAGGAATCATTCTGTCAACTAAAGAACGACTCTTCATTTTATAAAGGTTTGGCTGGTATATTATATAAGATAGTTTTGTCTCAGCTAAGTTAGACTTAGGTCTGGGCATATCTTTCATTAAACCATAATTAAATATATAATCTGTACCAGCAATATACTTACCTGTATAAATAACCTTTACTGTAGAGCCAATACTTTCTCTTTTTGTTTTAGATTTCTTAGGTTGTCTATAGTTAGAAGGTTTTTTGTTTACAGAATAACCTCCATGTTTATTTTCTTTTTTCTCGTAATTTAAAGAGTGACTAGTAATAAACTCAGCATCTAAAACATTTACACTAAACTTGTCATAATCATAAGTTTCAGCACCATTCTCATAATAAGCAGTAGTACCGTAATTCATAGGATTATTATTTTTCCCAGCATACTGTTTAGCTATATTAATATAATCATCTTCGCTAAACTCATCACCTGCTTGTTGTTTTAAATCAGCAATAGTCATAGAATATATTTCTCCAGCGTGACGTATATTTTTATAATCTGGTTTAGCAGAAAAAGAAGTAATAAGATTTTCAGGATCAACGTGTCGTATCTTAACACCTTCTGTTTTAGACATCTCTGTTTTAGCTGCACATATACCTAAAACAACAAGATCACGAATCATATATCTTTTAATGTTTTCGTAATCATTTATATCCATAGTGTATTCTATAGCTTTTTCTAAGGCTATTTCTACAGACTGTTTATAATTCATAGCCATGTACATTTCTATCTCTTCAGAACTTTCAGCAACAAAGTTATCATTTGTTAACTTCATGCCAGTCTTGTCCTCAATCTTTGCAATAAGAGGACTCATCATCATGTCAGCGTACATCTTTTTCTTTTGTTCATGTCTTTCGCTAGTAGCAACAGGATCTATAGACTTAGCTTTAACATCATAGTCTTGATTAACCATACCATTAACAATTACATCAACAAATTTAGGAACAATAGATACAGGACTCCAATCAATATTAAGATATGAAGAATCTCCTTCTACGTCTAGTAAGTCTTTATACTTACCAACATCTTGATTACCCTCAGCATAAGCTCTATTTTTAACATAACGCATCTTTATATCACGAAAATAAACATCAGCATTGTTATGCCACTGATAGTACATAGCTCTAAAATATTCAAGACCATATTCTTTAGTAGCTTTTTCTTCGTTTGTTGCTAAGGGTGATGGATACCCATTTAATTTTTTCTTATCCTCATTAAATGTCATGTTCTTATTTTTTTACTTGACATCCCCTTATTACTATATTTTTTTACTAAAGGAGACGAAATCTTATATTCTTTTTTAGGTCTAATATATTTTTGTGCAGCTAATAAAGCTAACGATGACGATATTGTTGCGTCATATTTTGTTCTATTATCTATCTCGAACCTACTCCAATCATCAAGAAGCGTATTAAAAAAACACCTGCCTACCTCACCAGTATCAACATTATAACCTACATGATCGTATATATATGTTGCTACTGCTTCTGCCTGAGCATTTATTACTGCAGCTCCAGATCCAGGTATTCCTTTTGTTTTTTGCTTTCCTCGACTCCACTCTGTATGTGTCATATCTGGTCTATCCATTAGGTACTCGTAGTAACCTCTATTCTCAAAGTACTTAAGTATTCCTACTTTGTTATTCTCTACTAACACCTGACACCCATAAAAAACACACATCTTAATCATGTCTTCGTAAAATATTTCTGCTTTAGGTGGTCTGTTAATGTACTCACACACAAACTGCATAGACGCATCACTTCCCATACTAAACTTATGAAAAACATGAGCAGCAGCATCAGATCTCCTACCATCAGTAGTGGTGTCATGATCATAAGGGTCACAGCCTGCAACCAAACTGTCTGACCTTCCAGGAAATTTTTTATTAAATCTAGAAGATATAACGTTTTGATTTTCACTTTCTGGAACCCAGGTAATTTCCCACTTCCCTTTTCGATGAGGTATCCACATAACCTCGCTATCTTGTACGCCATTTTTCCAAACAAACTCTCCTCTTGTTGTAGGGGTGTTATTAACTTCGTTATAATCCATCTGCTGATAGATTCTCTCGACATCAAATATACAACTTTGTGTGTCATTTCTAAAGGCTTCCTCTACAGTAAATGGAAACTGTCTTTTAAACTCTGATAACGATGTAGTATCATTCTTTAAAACGTCTCTCCTGTTCTGTATATAATCTCTAGCTCCAACATCAATATTCATCTCGTCAATACCCATCACAGGTTTCTCTGGAGTATCTATTACAGAGTATCCATACTCGTCTATAAAGCCCTCTAGATTATCGTAAGCAGGAATAAATAGCTTATATAACCCACTCTTAGTTCTACCATTTAAATCTTTCTCACCCATATTAGAGTCGTAGAATATATCTTTAAACTCTGCACCACCATCCTGTTGTTTATTAGCAGTAGATCCCATCATACACTTTCCTACAACCTTTCTACCAAGAAGTAAACAAGTCTGAGTTACACCCCAGTTCTTCTTTATAGAGTTTTGACCTGTCCACTTACCAGCCTCATCATGAACTAGAAGTTTAAGCTTCATACCATCATAACTATTGTCTGCTGTATTTTTCCAGTCTATAGTAGAGTTCAAAGCTTCAGACTGTTCTATATGTTTCTGATTCTTTGTTATCTTCTTAGCAGGCTCTCTAAAGGCAAGCTCTACACGAGGGTTACTAGAACCATCCTGTATAGGTTGAAAAAAGAAAGGGTAGTTCCTATATATACGAACCACCTTATCAGTAAACATAGTCTTGGCATCAGAACCAGTTTTAGACAGTAATCCAAAATTACTATCGTAAACCTGAGTAGCCTGATTGACTATCTCACTACTAGCCATATAAGAAAAACCACTACGTCTATTCTTAAGGAAACACATTCCATAAGAGTTCTTGTCGTTTTTACACGCTTCCCAAAAAATAAAGAACGTTCTGTTAGCATCCCTGTAATCAGGGTAACCAACATCTATTTTACTCCACTGGATAAACATATAATGAGATCCAGTAATATAAGTAGGAACACCGTTATTGTAAAACCATAAACCCTCTCTTCTTCTTCTAAACTCTTCATCTATATAGTCTACATAATCTGTAGCATTCTCCCTTGTTAAACCCTTTGGTATAGCTAGCCTAGTCCATCTCTGTTTTTTCTTAGGCAGGTTATGATACAGTATATCTTTTTTATATCTAGGCTTTTTAGGTAAGACTATCTTCAAGTTATCAAACTCTAAAGCGTCTCCCTCGCTTCCTTCAATTAAATATATAGTATCACTTCCTTGCATACCTTTCAGCAAAAGATCCTTTAAAATCTTTTTTCTCTTCTATTAAGGATTCACCTTCCTTGATTCTATCCTCAAGGTTTTTTATTCCTAAAAGAATTTCTTGACAGTCCTCAAAACATTCTCTTTTAGCTTTTATAGCCTGCCTTCTTTTAGCATCATCTTCCTCTATTAAAGGTTTACCTATCTCTTCTATAAGAAGATCTACAGCTCCTTTACTTGCCTCTATTAACTTCTCTAAAGTTTTAAGAGCATAATTTTCATTCTTACCCTTCATAAACACCAAGTACATCAAAGTTACGCATACGAAGAAGTTTTCTTCCATCTATATCCATATCGTACTCAGAGTTCTCACTCCACATAACTCTATCTCCTTTATTAACCCCTTGATCCTTCATCCAGCTATTTAATATAACTGCGTGTCCATGAAGTTGTACTTCAGATGCTGATGATTCTAAAAATATACCAGACTCAGATTGCTCTGGTTCTTGCATCTCTTGTTCCATAAAGTTCCATACACCTACAGGTATATACTCTTCGCCTCTCTTGATAAGGTATATCTGCTCTGAAAAAGCTTGATATATATTCTTCTTATCAGCATGCTTTACAAGGTTTACAGGTGTCGCTATAAAGTGGTGAAACCAAACTTTATCACCCTCCTGTATTCCTGAGTCTTTAGTATCTTGCATTGGTGTCTTATACACCGTACCATACTGTCTCGCTAACTTCATTGGATCGTAAGATGTATCTCTATACAACTCTTTACCATTTAATATTAACGTATCCTCTGTTTCTTTTTCTACTTCTATCCAGTAGATATCTTTAATTGGCTTCATTTTTTTATCTTAAATTTAATTTGTAATCTTTCTTTTATTTAACCTCGTACTCTTCTTCCAGTACTGCAGTGTTATACTCTATCGCTGTGGGTTGAGAGAAAAACCTTTTCCAAGGTCTTGAAAACTCTTCTTCGTCTTTCTTTATATACACATCATATACTACCTGCTGATGTTTATACCACGCAGCCTCATCTTGTATAATGGCTGTCACCTCTAGTGAACCTCCTAGCATTTTTTGACCTACCTGATAGGTTAAACCTTGCTTTAGATCCCCTATTGTTATCTTTCTTATAATAGGGTTTATCGCTTCCATATTTATTTAATTTAAATTTAATTACGCTAACGTTCTTGATATTTTAATAAAGTGAATATACAAAAATGGTGATGCTGCTGATAAAGCTTGAAGACCAACTACTGGAACTAAACCTGTTCCAGAAGTCATAGCTAAAGACTTTGTTGTAGCTACAGATTGAGTTGCTCCACCTGCAGTTGCAGAGGTTACTAAACCATACTGAACACCATTTACAAAAACACTAATTTTTCTATTTTCATCAAAAGATAACTTTAATCTATAAACACTATTAATAGCAACTGTTATCCCTAAATCTGTTACATAATCTGTTCCACCTATACTGTATACAAAATGAAGATTACCATTTGTTGTTAAATCTCCTAAATCATCATCAGTAGCGTATAAAAAGTAAGCTTGATCTACATCTGTAGTGTAAAGACCTGTAGTTGTTAATTTCATTCCAGCCCATATAGCTTGATTTGCAATAGAACTAGAGGTAGATATTGCTACATTAAGCTCTGTTTGATATTGAGAGAAAAAACTTACATTTCTCCATGGAGATATATTTACAAGATCTGTACCGTTACCCTCACTTGAAATTTTAGGATGAAGTATAACTTGATCATTATCTGATCCTGAAGCAAAAAAACTTATACCAGGTTGAGTCCCAGCATATCTTAGATTACTATCTTTAACATTTGTACCATCTGATGCCCAGTGATCATTAGAATCAATATGTGGATCTACTGTAACTTGAATTGTAAAAGTCATAGAAGCAATATCTACACCACCATTAGATATTCTAATCTTACAGTTACCATTTGCTATATCGTAAGCTATCACATTAACCATAGCATTATCAACTACAGTAGCACTTGTATCAACTAAAACTGCTAAGACATGAGACTTAGCATGTATCATATCATTAGTAAGAGTAAATTCTTGAGAGTCATTAGCTGCCAAGTCATTAGCGTAAGTGGTAATCCTAACGTGTTTAGTATGACTAGTCACTGCATTTGTAGCACTAGTATCTTGAGTTTTCTCAGTATCTTGAATATCTTGATAAGGTATACTGTGAAAGTACTCATCAAGAAAATATCTATCCTCTGACTGAGATAAATTACCTGTAATACTTACATTACCAGATTTATCAATAACCATAGAGTTAGAACCAGAAGTTCCAATAGTTAAAGAATCGTTAGAATGATCATAAGCTATCTTACCAACATCATTATCATTAACGTCTCCAAAAAATATATTACCACTTGATGAAGCTCCTGATAGTATTGATAATCCAGAAGCCCCTGAACTTTCTAAAGTAGCTTCATCTGCTGATGAGTGTGATGTTACAGCACCTGCTGATGTAGACATTATATGAAGTAAACCATCAGGACTAGCTCCACCAGTACCAATACCTACTTTTAAAAACTCAACTTTATCAGTAGATAATCTCATAGAAAGAGTATTACCTGAACCACTTTGAACTGATCTTAATGTAGTATTAGATATTTCGTTTTCAGATTGAAGTATGTTTTTGTAAGTAGACGATATTGATTTACCTTTTAATGAAGCCATCTTATTTTTTCTTTATTTTCTCTATAGACCTACCAGCAAAGTAAGCCCCATATACTGTTATTAATAATGTTTGATATATAGGAATATAACTTTCTTGAATTACAAAACCTCCTACATTACCATCAAATACTGACAAAACTACAAAAATTGCAGTTAAAAATATACATATTAGTGGTCTAATGTTTTTACTAAGCCAGTTATCAGACCTCATGTCAGCTTCCCATCGCTTTGTGACTTCTTGTTGTGCCTGAACTTCAGCTTGTATAAGAACTTCCTCCATAGCTTGTTTAGCAGCTAATCTTTCCTCGTCAGATGTAGACAAGTTGTCAACTACATTTCCAAGCTTTTCAATTACTCCTCCTCCTAAAAAATTTAATAACTTACTCATTACTCAAATACTTCTATTAATTCTTTTTTATTCACTAGTGGTGACCATTTAGTTTTTAACCTAGTAGCTTTTACTACGTGATTATCTATCCAGTGATAGTTTCCACCTCTAGGTTTATTCATTAGTAGGTTGTGATACTTAAAGCCATGCTTGTCTAACCAATCAACAGTAACATCTCTAACCTCATCTGTTCTTGACGTAAAAAAAGTAATGATATGACCCTGGTCATACCACTCGTTAATTATGCTTAAAGAATCTAACCAAGGCTTACAAGTAACCATTCTTTCAGGTTCTTCGTTAGGAATATCATCTGTGATAGTACCATCAATATCTATAAGGTAATTTTTTATATTACTAGGTAGTATCATTATATTATATTTATATCAGGTGCGTACTTATAGGCTGTGTCTCCATCATCGTCCTTATATGCTATTAATACCTGCTTTCTATTGTCTTTTTCTTTAAGAGATAAATGAATCCAAGAATAATCAAACTCGTTAATCATCTGGTCAAATTCTAAACCACTCTCTAAAACCCAATCATATATGATCTTGTTGTTCATCTGCCCCATCTCCCAAAACTGGAGGTCCAGTGCCTCAGCTTTGCAGTGCTGCGATTTAGAACTTCCACCAATTGCACGATTAAGTGCTTGGGAACGATAACCACTAGTGATCCTAATAGGACCCAACTGGTCACGCATAGGCTGTACAAGATTAGATATAATCCTTTGCATATTTTCCAGATGTTTTTTCGTTGGTTCATTGCTAATTCCTAATCTTTTTGCTGTATTACTTCTAGTTATTTCTGATAATACAAAGTTTTTACTTAGCCTCATTATTATAAATTATATATTTTTCTTTTAACTTCTTTTATGTCTTGATTAATATTTTCAATATCTTTTTCAATTTCTTCAAATTTTTCTAGTAGTATTTGATTTTTTAAATCAAGTTCAATTCTAGTTACTGTAGGTTCTAAAATTTTAGGTAATCTTTTTGCTTCTTCTATATCTGATTGAAGAACAATGTACTCTCCTACAAGAAGGACTAAACCTGCCCCTATTGCAAAAAAAGTTTTTACACTTATCTTAAAAGTTTGGTCTTGTATTTCTTTTTCTTCTTTTTTTACTGCCATTTTTTTACCTCCTTAACTATCTTAATTACAGTAAAAATAAAAGCAGCCCCTAAAGATAAGACTTGCAATCCTTCGTGTATATCTGTCAAAGAAAGTGATAATGCCCATGCGTTAGCTAATATTATTTCAGTTGTGTCTCTATCTAACATTTCCATCTTCTTCTAGCTTGTCTTATTCTTGAGTTAGGATCGTTTTGAGTCTTTTGACTACTTCTTTTTAACTGTCCTAGAGATCTAGCACAGTAAGATTTTCTTCTTTTAGCTGCCTTACTACCAGGCTTTACTTTTCCTGTTACAGCAGTCTTAAGTTTGCTGCCAGGGTTAGCTCGTCTGTAAGCCTTAACACCTTTTGCTGTCATACCTGCACCAGACTTTGTAGGTCTAAAGTTACCAGACTTAATGCTAGTCTTTATACCCATTCCTTTCTTTGCCTTCTTTACTGCTTTCACTTTTTTATATCTAGATACTCTACCTTTTTTGTTCTTTTCTTTTTGTGCTCTACGTTTTTCTGCTGGTGTAAGCTCACTCCATGTTGATGGTGTGTCTTTACTAATCCTCTTAGTAGGACGAAAGGTGTTCTCTCCTCCAGAGTAATCTTTCTTTCCTGAAGGTGTTTTCCAGTTTTCTTTAAACCACCTCTTAAGGTTCAGCCCTGCTTTTGTTTTTCTTATAGCCATACACCTTAACCTTTTTTCTTTCTACACTTAGCTATAGCTCCAGATGCGTAAGCACTAGGAAATACTTTGTAACTTGCTTTTACTTTATAGTAACAGGCATCTTTTACAGATCCACCTTTCTTCATGGTCTTAACCTTCTTACCTCTTTTACTTCGCTTTACAGCTTTGCAAGTACAACCTTTATGCATTATTTACCTACTTTTTTCATTGCTACCTTGTGAGCTTGAGTGAAAGTTTTACCAGACAACATAGCCTTCTTCATAGAAGCCATATGTTTGGCACTATGGTGAACTGAGTGTTTTTTCATAGTTGCTTTTTGTCTATCTGTTAAAGTCTTTTGTCTCTTAACTGCTTTAGCCATATCTTATTTTTTAGCAAACTTTTCTACACCTGATATACCAAAACAACCAAGTACAACCCAAACAAAGGAGTTGTAAACATAGTCATTTATTATCAAGTGATTACCTATCCATCCTGTAACAAGGTCAGCTACCATTATAAGGCACATAATAGCAAAGGCTATAAACCCTACTATAGCTTTCTCATTCCAGTTGTTATCGTCTTTAAATATTTCCATATTAAATATCGTACTCTACGTTAAATATGAATAGAAGCTGGTTAGCTAAGAATAATTCCTCATCATTCGCTACAGCGTGAGTTGTTACAGCTTCAAAAACAATAGAGTTTGTACTTACAGATTTAATAACTCCTACTACGTTTGCTGAAGAGTCGCAAACAGTATCACCTACCTTAAAGTGTAAACCAGCAGGTTGACCGTCTACTGCTAAAGTGTCAGAAGCTCCTAAAGTTACAGCTCCATTTACAATAACCCCAGTAGCACCATCAAAAGTTGGACTGTCAGGAGTAATAGCAGAAAAATAAACATTTCTCTCTCCTGATTTAGGAGTTAAGAAAAGTGGGTATTGAGAAGTAAAAGTTGCCTTCGTAGAGTTTATCCCAGATATTGTAAACTCGTCAAAATCACCTGATGAAGATGTGTTGTCAGCACTTAAGCTTTGTCTGTAATAACCTAAAAAAGATTCTGCTATTGGAGCAAATTTTACAGATGCTGTAGCATCAACGGTTCCAATGTCGGTTCCATTATCGTTTAAAAAAATCATTTCAAGTTCAGCATCAGCAGGATTTAAATTAGCATGATTCACTACAGTAATACCTCTAACAGCACAAGTTCCACTGTAAGGTAATTCTATTTCTGCATTATTAAAAACAACATCACCAGCATCCATTGCTGTAAAGTTTGTTAAAACAGGGGAAACTTTTATTTGTTTAAAAGGCATAATATTTTTATTTTAAAATTTTATTTTATACGCAAATGTAATGATAATTTTTTAATTATTATAAATTTATTATCTTTGACCTAATTTAATCTAAGCAAATGAGGAATTATTTGAAGTATCTTAGCGATACCATGTACTCCTTTCAAAGTAAATACGATCTTACAAATAACCAACTAAGATTCCTTATTTTCATAAATGATGAGAGGGGATCTTTTACAAGAAGATTTATAAGGAAAAACATCTACATGAGTTTTAACTTTTTTGATGAAAAATTTCCTGATCTTGTAAAAAGAGATTATATATTCGTGTTTGAAAAACGACTCTGGAACTCAAATCAACCTAACCAGTATCGTGTTACTAATAAATCTAGAAGGTT